GGATACGGCATTGATAATGTCTACAAAATGCACCATAAAGCAATACGAGAGATTGTTGTTCCGGAAACTTTACAGTAAAATCAACTATTTTACAGTAGCCCCTTTGTGGTATGATATAATCAGCAAAAAAAAGAAAAGAGATGACCCCCATGCCCAGACGACCACAGCGCCCTTGTTCCTACCCCGACTGTCCCAACAGATGTGACGGACCGTACTGCGAGGAACACGCAAAGCTAATGAACCGCCGCTACAACAAGTTTACTCGTCCTGCCGACAGCAACAAAAAATACGGCAGAGCGTGGCGTGAGATACGAAAGCGTTATGCAACGGCTCACCCGCTGTGCGAGATGTGTCTGAAAGAGGGTCGGCTCACTCCGGTTGAGGAGGTACATCATATCGTTCCCGTGTCACACGGCGGCAGTAATTATTTCAGCAACCTTATGTCGCTGTGTCAGTCGTGTCACACGAAGATACATCACGACCTCGGCGACCGGTAGGGGCAGTCAGAATCTCTGCGACCGTTACCTCGGACAGCGGCCCGGGGCTTCGTGCGCAAAAACCGGGGTTCAAACGGGGTATTAAACCATGAATATATTTTCGGACGGCGCGAACCGTCCTTTTTTCTTACCCAACGGAGGTGACGAGCGTGGCGAAAGACGGTACAAACAGAGGCGGCAGACGGGTACGCGCCGGAGATAAACCCGCTCCTGCCGCAGAGAAAAAGCAGAAAGGACTTCCGGTGAAAATCATAAGCAACGACATACCGGCACTCGATACTGCCGAACTTGAAGCGGTCGACCTGCCAGAGGGCGCTATGCTGAACGGCACGGATATGCCGAAGCCAAGCGACTATCTGTCGGCTCGGCAGAAGAACGGAGTTCCGCTCGGCGCTGACGATATATACCGAGAAACCTGGCTGTGGCTTAAGCAGCGTAATTGCGAGAACCTCGTAAACAAGCGGCTCATCGAAGCCTATGCGCAGGCATACGCAAGATACATTCAGTGCGAGGAGGCAATCAGCACTTACGGCTTGCTCGGCAAGCACCCGACCACGGGCGGCGTTATTGCTTCGCCGTTCGTGCAGATGTCGCAGCAGTTTCAGAAGAACGCAAATCTAATCTGGTATGAGATTTATGGAATAGTTAAGGAAAACTGCACCGAGCCTGTCGGTGATGATTTGAACGACGCTATGGAACGGCTCTTGCGTTCCAGGAAAGGATAACGCTATGTCAAAGGACACAATAGGTTTTTTCAGAGAACTTAAAGGCAGCCGTCCGAACCTCACGGTGCAGCAATACCGAACGATCAAGGGACAGGCTGTTAAAGGCAATATTGCGGACGCCCGAAAGGGTCTGCACAAGGTTCTGAAAAGGAGGAACGTCAGATGAACACGACCAGTGAAATGCAGCTTGTTCCGATAGACAAGCTGATACCATACATCAACAATGCTCGGACTCACTCGCCGGAACAGCTAAACAAATTGCGTTCCTCATTGCGTGAGTTCGGGTTTATCAATCCGGTTATCATCGACAGGGACTTCAATGTCATAGCAGGCCATGGCAGAATACTTGCTGCGAAAGCCGAGAATATCTCCGAAGTACCATGTGTGTTTGTGGATTATCTTACGCCCGCGCAGAAGAAAGCGTACATAATTGCGGATAACCGAATGGCTCTCGACGCAGGCTGGGACGAGGAAATGCTGAAAGTTGAAATCGAAGCCTTGCAGGCTGATGATTTCGATCTCGGTCTGACGGGCTTTGATGAAAAGGAACTTGCGGCTTTCTTTGACGAGGATTCCGATGCCAAGGACGATGATTTCGATGTTGACGCAGAGATGGAAAAACCTTGCATGACAAAGCCCGGCGACCTCTGGCTGCTCGAAAATCACAGACTTGTCTGCGGCGACAGTACGAAACCCGAAACTTATGAACTCCTCATGAACGGAAAGCTGGCAAATCTTGTAGTTACCGACCCGCCCTACAATGTGAATTATGAGGGTTCGGCTGGAAAAATCAAGAACGACAATCTTGAAAACGAAAAGTTCTATCAGTTCCTGCTTGACGCTTTCACCTGCATGGAGAAAGGTATGGCGAACGATGCAAGCATCTATGTTTTCCACGCAGATACAGAGGGGCTTAACTTCCGCAAGGCATTTGCTGACGCGGGATTTTACCTTTCCGGGACTTGTATCTGGAAGAAGCAGTCGCTTGTTCTTGGGCGCTCGCCGTATCAGTGGCAGCATGAGCCGTGCCTGTTCGGCTGGAAGAAAAACGGCAAGCACCAGTGGTACTCCGACCGCAAGCAGACCACGATTTGGGAGTTTGACAAGCCGAAGAAAAATGGCGACCACCCGACAATGAAGCCCATTCCGCTTGTTGCGTATCCCATAAAGAATTCAAGCATGAGTAACTGTATCGTTCTCGACCCGTTCGGCGGCTCGGGCAGTACGCTCATTGCCTGTGAGCAGACGAACCGAATTTGCCACACAATTGAGCTTGACGAAAAGTTCTGCGATGTTATCGTTAAGCGGTATATTGAGCAGGTCGGCTCTGCGGAGAATGTGTCTGTGGTCCGTGATGGAAAAACGATTGCTTATTCCGAACTGGAGGTCACCGATGAAGAATGAACTCACGCTCGGCAGCCTTTTTGACGGCAGCGGCGGTTTTCCACTCGGAGGAATGCTTGCGGGAATTACTCCGCTGTGGGCTTCGGAAATCGAACCGTTCGCCGTTCGGGTAACAACGAAAAGGCTGCCGCAGATGAAGCACTACGGAGATGTATCTGCGCTGAACGGTGCGGAGCTTCCGCCCGTGGATATAATCACATTCGGCAGTCCGTGTCAGGACATGAGCATTGCCGGAAAACGCAGCGGTCTTGACGGTTCACGGTCGAGCCTGTTCTATGAGGCGGTTAGAATTATAAAAGAAATGAGGTGTGCGACTGATGGAAGATATCCGAGATTTGCGGTCTGGGAAAACGTCCCCGGAGCGTTCAGTTCCAACAAGGGCGAGGATTTCCGGTGCGTCCTTGAAAGCCTGTGCAGGGTCAGGGACGAAACCGTTTCTGTTCCTCGACATGAGAAATGGTCAGCCGCAGGCAACATCGTTGCAGACGGTTTCTCAATCGCCTGGCGAGTGCTTGACGCGCAATACTGGGGAGTACCCCAGAGAAGAAAACGCATCTTCCTTGGTCTGTCGGTCAGCCCCTCTGTCACTTCGTGACACCTCCCCCCACTGGGGGAGACCACGCAGATTTTGATAGCGAATGCGCCGGAAAAATACTGCTTGAGTCCGAAGGCTTGTCGGGGTATTCTGCAGAGGGCTTCAAAGCGTGGCAAAGAGCTGCCGCCGCTGCTGAAAGCGGCTCTGGAACGGCAGGCGCAGTCTGCTTGAACGACCAGGGCGGTCAGTCCATAGAAATATCGCACGATATAACCGCAACTCTTCGCGCGGAAACACACGGTCACCCGCCCTGCGTGATGGAATCCGCAGCCGGATTTTGTACAGAACACTCGGCAAAAGCGGGAGGTATCGGCTACGAAGATGAAACTTCACCTACACTCCGTGCAGGGACTGTTCCTGCGACTGTCTATGAAAATCACTCGCAGGATACACGCTATACGGAGTTGCACGGTGTTGCTCCAACGGTTTCTTCAACCTACGGAACTGGCGGCAACAATCAGCCGTTTGTGGTTGAAGATACACGCTGTTTTGATGTTCGTTTCACATCCGATGGCACGAAAAATGCGCGGCAGAACTGCTATGAAACGGATACATCACGGACGATAGATACGGGCGGTAATTCTCCCGATTCAAACCAAGGCGGTGTGGCAGTCGTAGCCGTACAGGGTTCGATGATAGGCAGAGCCGATAAGAATGGTCCGCAAGGCAGCGGAGTGAATGAGGATGTTTCATTCACGTTGAATGCCACCGACCGCCACGCAGTAGCATTTTCGCAGGACAGCTACACGAAGTACAGCGAAAACGATAAATGCGGAGCATTGAGAGCAGCTGGTGGAATGTACGGAGGGGGTTCGGAAACATTGGTTTACAGCACAAGCAAGAATTCCTATCATACCGAAGCCGAGGAAAACCTTGCAAACACGCTTGTCGCAAGCGATTACAAAGACCCGCCGACCGTGAATTCTCAGGAATACATAGTCCGCAGGCTTACTCCAACGGAGTGCGCCCGTTTGCAGGGATTTCCCGACTGGTGGTGCGCAGATCTCGGAACGGACGAGCCTACAGATGAAGAATTGACATTCTGGAAAGAGGTCTTTGAAATACACAGAAAAATCATCGGTAGCGCAGTCAAGCCGAAGTCCGAAAAGCAGATCCGCGCATGGCTGAAAAATCCCCACAGCGACTCTGCCGAGTACAAGCTGTGGGGAAACGGTGTTGCTCTGCCGTGTGTTTACTTTGTCCTTTCGGGGATTGTGTACTGTACACAGCTGAACCCAAAAATATTGTGTAGTAATACGGCTTGATATATGTGCCTTTCAGAGTTAATATGTACGCAAAGGAGACCAGCTATGAAAAGTCAATAGACAAAAGCGCCAAAAATTAAGCGACAAGTTTGGCAGGATTGAAAGGTGTATCAGAAGTCAAGAGCTTAAAAATAACTCTGGTGAGCTTATGAGCGACATGACCAAGAGCGCCGTAATGGTTAAGCCCCTGAGAGCGTTTAAGGTCGTAGTAGGCTTTGAAAGTAGTGTCGTTAAGGGTGAGCTGCCAGGCAGAATTGATAAGTGCAAATCGAAGCAAGGCAGAACCACGCTTGGACATACGGGTAGATTTAGCGGTAAACTGCCCGGATTGGCGAACAGTCGGGTCAAGACCGGCATAGGCGAGAAGCTTGCAGGGCTTTGAGAAGCGCTTAATATCACCGATTTCACCAAGAATGCAGGCGGCATTGACCGCACCGATACCGGGAACTGTCATAAGGACGGAATTTATGGATTCCATTGCTTCCTCAATGGCAGAATTCAGGTCTTTAATTTGCTGTTCCAATAGCTCAATCTGTGCAATGGTTTGGGCTATTTGAATGGATATATAAGGGTTCTTCACCCCGACTGAGGAGAGAGCCAGACTTTTTAGAGCTTCGGCTGTATCTTTTCCAAAGCGCCCATGCGAGGCTTTTGAGAGAAGAGTGCACAAAGTTGATGTGCGTAAGGCGGCGATCTCCTTGGGTGAAGAATACTTCTTAAGCAAAGCGTAGGAAGCAGCGATATGTATTCCTGATTTGAAAAACTTACCGAATTCCGGGAACACAAGATTGACATATCCTGCGAGCTGAATTTTCAGCCGGGCCTTGGACTTCTTGAGGTTTTGACGAAAACGGCAAAGCGTTCTCAGTTTCAAGGAATCAGCGTCACGCTGAGAATACAGTCGATAAGAATTGACCATGAGCGATTTGATAATCAGCATGGTATCGACCTTGTCTGTTTTGGTTTTGCGAATTGCAGTTTTGCGCAGAGTTGCTGTCTGAATAGGATTGATGACAGCGAGCCTGAAACCGGATTCGTAAAGAAAGCAGATGAGGTTTTCGGAATAAATTCCGGTTGATTCCAGACCGATGAGCAGTTTGCTGCGGTCAAATTCCGACAGCTTTTTCAGCAGAAGGCAGAAGCCCTCGGCATTGTTCTGAAACGCAAACGGCTTTACCAGAACCGCTCCGGAATCGTCCGAAACGGCAGCATAATGCGTGTCTTTAGCAACATCAATTCCAACAAAAATCATAGTGATCACCTCGAAAAAAAGTAGCACCGCTTGTCCACCTGATTTTATCCGCGTATCCTTGCGTGAAATGAAAAGTCACCTGAACGGGCTTTATCCAGCTATAAACATCTTGAATAAAATCGTGGCAATAAACTCCTAAAAACCGTCATGCGGCAGGACAAAATAAAAAGTCCACGGTGTTCAAGCTAATTATATCACATTTCGGCGCGGTTCGCCGAAAATTTGAACAGTTCCTCTCGCTACGCTCGCTCCACTGTTCAAATTTTCCCTTGCTTCGGAGATGAGCGTAAATCTTATGAAAGGATATGATATGGGGCTTAACTATATCATACAAGGATTGATATGAATTTAGATCATCTCAGATACTTTGTAAAGCTTGCCGAAGTACGGCACTACACACGCGCTGCGGAACAGCTCTGCATTTCTCAGCCGAGCCTCAGCCACGCGATAAATCAGCTTGAATCCGAGCTTGGAGTGCCGCTGTTTGAGCGCACCGGCCGCAACACCACGCTAACCCGGTTCGGAGAGGAGTTCCTTGAATGCGCACAGCGCTCCCTCGGCGCGCTCGACGTCGGGATAGATTCGCTCCAGCGCTCCGCGAAGGGCGAGGGGATCGTGCGCCTTGGCTTTCTGCGGACGCTCGGCGTTGAGTATATTCCGAAGCTAACCGCGGATTTCCTTGCCGCCGACCCCGACTGCGGGATACAGTTCAGCTTTCATTCCGGGCTGTCAGGCGGGCTTATCGACGGTTTACTTCAGCGGAAATTCGACCTTGTGTTCTGCTCGGAGCCTGACCCATCGCTGGGACTGGCTGCGGTGCCGGTGATGTCGCAGGAGCTTGTAATGATAGTTCCGAAAAACCACCCGCTTGCAGACCGCAAAAGCGTTGATCTCGCTGATACCCTGGAATATCCTGCGGTATTCTTCGCGGAAGGCTCCGGTCTGCGGAAGATCATCGACAGAATGTACGAGCAGGTCGGCGGAGTTCCGTGCTCCTACATTGAGACCGAGGAGGACGAGGTAATCGCCGGACTGGTCGCCGCGGGATTCGGCGCCGCGGTCGTGCCGTACATGGATATGCTCCAGAAGCTGGACGTGTCGCTGCTGAATATATCCTCCCCGCCATACAGACGGGATTTCTTCATGGTGCAGGAC